TTGGAAAAAAATTTACACAATTAACTCCAGAACAAAGAAAAGAAATAGTTAATCAAGTTAAAAAGATTCCTGAGTTTGCAAAGAAAACTAAAGGTGAAATAAGAAAAATACTTAATAAAGTTTTTACAAAACTACCTACAAGAAGACCTAAGAAAAATGAAAGAGAACCACTCTTTGACCCTTCAGATAGAATCTTAGCTAAAGATGGTGACGTTACTATGGTAAATAGACCTTCAAAACTTAAAGCTGACCCTGAAGCAATGGAAGCACTTGGTGGTTTTAAATTAGTTGGACCTAAATCTGTAAAACAAAATCCTAAAACAGGTAAATTAGAAGAATCACTAGTAACAGGTCGTATGGATAAACCTTCTAGTGATATACCTGTATTTGATGTAGGTAAAGGTATGCCTCAAATGAATAAGGGTGGAAGAGTTCGTAGCTATCGTGGTTATGGAAAAGCAAGGAAAGGATAACTGTATGATTATAAAAGGTGTAGGTAAAGTTACAGAAGCAATGTTTAAAGCTGCTTCTAAAAAAGCTAATAAACTTAAAAAGAAAAAAGATAAACTTGAAAAAGAATCAATTGTAACTGCAAAAAAAGACCCTGCAGTTATAGCTGAACTAAAAAAAATGAAACCAGGTTCAATGCCAGGTATTAAATCTGGAAGTAGAGAATCTGATGCTTTAAAAAATGTTTTGGGTCCAAAAGATTTTACATCTCAAAGTAGTAATACAAGAGGTTTACCAAGATTTACTGGACTACCTAGTAAAAAAGCAGCTTCATCTACAGCTTCTACTAAAAAATTAACTAAACAATTTGTTAAAAAAGAAAGAACTAAAAAAAGATTAATGGAATTAAATAGAAAAAAAAATCTAACTGAAGCTGAGAAGTTAGAGGAAAGAGGATTAAAAAAAGATTTTGGTTCAATTAAAAGTTTACAAAAAGAAACTTCAAAAATAAAAAATACTTTAAATAAAATAAAGAAAAAACTTCCACCAGGTGTTAGAGGTATGGCAGATTTTAGTCCTGAAGAATTAAAAAAAATTACTCAATCTCTTAACAAAAAATCTGGTCGTAGAGTTGGTGATAAAGAACGTAAAAATCTTAAAAGATTAAAAGTTGACCAAAGACCAAAAAAAAGAAAGCAACCAATTGACCCTAGAGATATATTTATAGAAGGACCTAGAACTACAGGTGGTAATAAAGGTGGTTCTAGAAAAGGTAAGGTTATTGAAAGTTTACCTACACCTAGAAGAGGAAATGGTAAACTAAGAGGTATGGGTAAAGCACTACGTGGTGGTGGTAAAGTAAGTAGAGGTTAAATAAATGGCAACTAATAATACGTCAGGCACTTATGACTTTAACTTAGAAATAGGTGACGTTATACAGGAAGCCACTGAGATGATTGGTGGTGAAGTAACTCTTGGTGAAGAACCTAGAAGTGCTAGACGTTCAATTAATCTTATTTTAAATGACTGGCAGAATAGAGGTGTTTGTTTATGGACAACAAATACAACTATTGTGAGTATTGCTGCGAGTACATCTCAAGTAAGTTTAGGTAGTCATGTAAGTGACGTAATGCAAGTTGTTATTAATAGAGATAATACAGATTTAGAAATGACTCGTATATCGTTTGAAGAATATTTAAAAGTTCCTAATAAAGGACAAACAGGTAGACCTTCACAGTACGCAGTTAAAAGATTTGGTGATAATGTACAATTGCATCTATGGTCCTTATCAAATGTTAATACTGATAAACTAAAGATTGAAAAGATTGATTATATGCAGGACGTAAATAAATCTGCAATACAAAATGCAGATATGCCTAGAAGATTTTTACCTGCATTAACAACTGGTCTAGCATATTATATGTCATTAAAAAGACCAGGGATAACTGAAGCAAGGGCAAAGTTTTTAAAAGCTGAGTACGAAGAAAGGCTTGGCTTTGCAATGACTGAAGATAAAGAACGTGCATCACTTTACATTACACCTAAGATGGGTGTAATATAATGGCAGTAGGAAAAAGAGCCAAAGCAGTATGTGACGTATGTGGATTTGTATATCCTCATAATGTTATGAAGTTAAACTCTTATGGCTTATTAGTTTGCCCTACTGATTTTGATGGTGCTTATGATGAAAAGAATCATCCACAAAATAAAGCACCTAATGTAAAAGATGACGAGACAATTAGAAACCCAAGACCTACACAAAGCGAAGCTTTTACAACTTGGGAAAATCAAAATACTAACTGGGAAGCAACTACCCAAGATTGGAACATAGTGAGTAATTTAGATGCCTGATTTAACTGGACAAGAAATATCAAATTCGTATAAACGATTAATGCAAGTAAAGACTTCAGCTAATGAAGGAATTACGACTACTCTAAGGACTATTCAGTCAGGTGACAATGCAGACTCACCTTTACAACTCAACAACTCTACATTAAATGTTAATGGTACTTTTGCAATAGGTGGTGTAAATCTAACTGCAACTGTATCATCTTTAAATGCAACTGCAGATATATCAGGTGGTGAAGGTTATGTAGTTGTATCAGGAACTAATGTTTACAAAAGAAGTTTTTCTGCAGGTAATGGTATTACTATTACTAGTAATGATGGAGTTGCTAGTAATACAGGTATTGCCTTAACAAGTACAATAACTAATGTTCAAAGCTTTGGTGCTTCAGCAGTTTCAGCTACAACATTAAATGTTACAGGAACTATGACAGTTTCTTCAATGAGTGTTACTGATTTTAATGCAGCTACTGTAAGTGCTACTTTATTAAAAGGTAATAATGCAACAATTGTAAGTACAGTATCAGCAGGATTTTTTGTAGGTGATGGTTCAGGTTTAACAAATGTTCCTTCTGCTGAAGGTGGTACAGTAAATGCAGTAGTTGCAGGAACAGGTCTTAATGCAACTGTTAATGGTGCAACATCAACAACTGTAAATACAAGTGGTACTATAAATGTTAATCCTAATCAATCTTTTGGTACAGTTTCAGTTTCAACAGGTTTAGTTGTTCCACAAGGAGCAATAACTTTTTCAGTACCAGTGAGTGGTACTTCAGCAGTCTTTACAGGTAATGTATCAGCAGCAAATGTTTATGCAGGAACAAATGTATTTGTAGGTGGCACAGCAGTACCAACAGCAGCAAATGTAGCTGCAGTATCTGCATTAACTTCAGTTAATAAAGCTGATATCGCTACAAATGTGGCAGCAATCACTTCAGCAAATACAGTCATAGCTGCAGTATCTGCATTAACATCTGTAAATAAAGCAGCTATAACATCTATAAATGGTATTATAGGTGATGGTGGTAATTATGCAACGTCTGCTGAATTAGCTACAGTATCTGCAGCATTAGCAACAAGTATAGGTAATAGTAATACCAATATAGCTGCAGTTTCAGTTTTAACTTCAGTAAATAAAGCTGACATTGCAACAAATGTAGCAGCTATTACTTCAGCCAATACAGTAATAGGTGCAGTTTCTGTACTTACAAAAACAAATTTAGATGCCATTACTTCAATCAATACAGTTGTAGGAAATGTTTCATCAACTCTTGCAACCTCTATAGCAAATTCAAATACTGCAATAGCTGCAGTTTCAGTTTTAACTTCAGTAAATCTTGCAAGAATAGTTGCAACTTCAGCAGCATTAGCAACAAGTATTGGAACAAGATTACCTCTAGCAGGTGGTGCATTAACTGGAATACTTTCAGCAACTGATGTTATATGTAGTGGAGTGGGTGTAGATGTAGATGCCTTATTAGGTAAAGATGTAAGAATTGCAAAAGCTGCAGTAGCTGACATTGTAAGTTTAACTGATGGTGCAAATATATCAGTTGACTTTAACGCAGGTCAAAACTTTGCAGTACAGTTAGCAGGTAATAGAACAATAGATAATCCTACAAATTGTGTCCCTGGACAAACAGGAAGTATATTTGTAATACAAGATGGAACTGGTAGTAGAACTTTATCATATGGGACTAATTATAAGTTTCCTGGAGGGACTGCTCCAACTTTATCAACAGGTGCAAGTGCATGTGACAGAATTGACTACATTACGTTTACGTCAACAAACGTACATGCAGTAGCAACATTGAATGTGAGTACAGCTTAGTGGTTAAAAGAATACCTAGAAAAAAAGGTCAACCTGCTAAAAGTAAAAAACACTCAGACTTATATACTGATGAAGACCCTAAAGGTACAATACATGGTTTGAAGTTTGCAACAGTAGCAGATGCACAAAGGTCAATACGAAAGATAAAAAATTCTACTCGTAAACATAATCATAAAACACAAGCAGCAATTGCAATGGAACAAAGAGCAAAAGTTGCAGGTAAAAATAAAGCAGCATTAGTTTATAGAAGATTTATTGAACAACAAAAAAGAAAGACAAAAACAAGGACAGCTTAATGGCAGTATTTCAAAATAATTTATTAGCAGGTGCAGGTGCACAAAGTAGTGATAGTATCCATACAATAGACCAATCAATTAGGTTTGATGATGCAGCTGAACATTTTATGTATAGTCCTACACCATCTAGTGGTAAAGATTTTTCTACAACCTGCACAATTTCACTTTGGTTTAAAATTGCTAATCTAAAACAAGGTATTTTAGCTGGTTCTTTTTATGGTAGTAATGCACGATATAATTTAATACAGATAACTTCAGATGGTCAATTAAAAGAAAACGATAGAGTAGGTGGAGCTTCAACAGCAACTGGAACTGGTGGTACATCTTGGATAACAACACGAGTCTTCAGAGACCCTTCAGCTTGGTATCACGCAGTGTTTGTATGGGATACAACAAATGCAGTTCAATCGGAACGATTCAGACTATATATTAATGGTGTAAGAGAAACAGACTTTGCAACTGCTCCATCCCTTGGTGCGAGTGAACTTGTTTATTGGTTTGGTAAAAGTTCTTATACTACTTTAGGTGCATACTTTAATGGCACTGGCTATGCAGACACTTTATATTTTGATGGATATATGGCTGAGATGCACGGAATAGATGGAACTGCACTTGACCAAGATAGCTTTGGCGAATTCAATAGTTCAGGTATTTGGATTCCGAAAGAATACACAGGAAGTCACGGAACAGATGGGTTTTATATAAAAGGTGCAGATGCAAGTGACTTAGGAATAAACAGTGCAGCTAATGGAAATGATTTTACATTAAATGCAATTAGTTCACATGACCAAGTTCCCGACTCACCTACGAATAATTTTTGTGTAATGAGTCCTATAGACCAGTCAGGATTTACATTAAGTGAGGGTAACTTAAAAACTGCATATGGGTCAAATAATTCAACTAGTGGAGTTAAAGGAACTGTTGGAATATCAACAGGTAAATGGTATTGGGAAGGTAGAAGAAATTCTGCAAATGTATATCATTGTCAAGTTGCAGTAGCTTCTTCTGAAGTGTCACCAACTAAATTACCCCCTTCAAATACACCTGACAATGGAGGGTCAACAGTAGGGTATTGGGGGACATCTCTTTATAAAGATGGTGTGGCAGTTCAAACAGTAGCTGCATCTGGAAATGGAGATATTATAGGTCTAGCTTTAGATTTAGATTCAAGTCCTAACACAGTTACATTTACAAAAAATGGTAGTGCTTTAGGCACAGCAGTTTCAGTAACAAGTGGTTTTACTTGGACACCTTGTGAAGGTACAAATCCAAGTGGTTATACAGCATCAGTAAATACATCACATAATTTTGGACAAGATGGAACAATGGCAGGAAATATAACTGCTGGTGGTAATAGTGATGCAAATGGAATCGGTGATTTTAAATATAGTGTACCAAGTGGTCATCTTTCGGTATGCACAAAGAATGTAGGGAGTTAATATGGCAGCACCAACAATAACAAACGGACAAGAACATTTCTTTCCGATAATCTACGAAGGCAACGGAGCTGGGCAACGAGTGGGTCGTTTTGTACCTTTTACTGACCAAGCTACTGTTGCTAATAGTTGTTTAATTCAACCAGTTGCACAACGAAGACTTGGCAGAACACCAAGTTCAAATGGTAGTGGTACCATATTAACTTTCTCAGCTTGGGTTAAAAGAGGAAGACTTGGAAGTATTAGTTCAATTTTTATTGCAAATGATTATGCTTCAGTTGGTGAAGCTTTAGAGTTTAACACCAGTAATCAACTAAATTATTATTGTATTAAAAGTTCTCCAGGTTCGTATGATTGGAATTACATCACAAATAGAACTTTTGAAGACACTAGCAAATGGTATCATATTATGGTGGCTAGAGATACTACTGATTCAACACAAGCTGATAGAGTACAAATTTACATTGATGGAGAAAAAGTTACAAGTTGGAATACAGAAACTCAGGCAGGTTCTAATCTAACAGGTTGGATGAATCAAACAACTTATGAAAATAGTTTTGGTAATACTAATAATGCAAGTTATGTAAGAGGCATAGGTTATCTTGCAGAAATGAATATGATAGATGGTCAAGCATTATTACCAGCATCTTTTGGTATTACTGATACTTCAACTGGTAGATGGATTCCAAAAACTGTTGAACCTTTTCCTACAACCACAACTGATATTGCAGTTACTGTTGTAAGTAGTGGTGGTAATAAATATGCTTTAGATGGTGTAACTCAAGGCACAGTTACTTTAATTGAAGGTGCAACTTATAAGTTTGACCAAAGTGATTCTTCAAATTCAGGACATCCATTAAGATTTTCTACAACTTCAGATGGTACACATGGTGGTGGTTCAGAATTTACAAGTGGAGTAACAACAGCAGGAACTCCAGGCTCATCTGGTGCTTATACTCAAATAACAGTTCCAACAGGAACTGCAACATTATATTACTATTGTTCAGTACACTCTGGAATGGGAGGTACTGCAAATACTCAAGACCAATATGGCACAAATGGATTTAGATGTAAGTTCCAAGATAGTTCAGCACTAGGAGATGATACGAGTGGTAAAGGAAATGACCTAACTGCTACAGGAATGTCCACTACAAACCAGACTACGGATAGTCCCACACAGAATCATGCGACATTAAGTCCACATAGTTTATATAAAAGTAGTAACTTTACATTATCAGAGGGTAATTTAAAGGCAACAAGTACATCAGCAGCAGGAACACATAGTGGTCAAGGTGGAATGAGAATACCTAATGGTGGTAAATATTATTGGGAATGTGAGATTGATGCTGGTAAAGATGGAATGGGAATAGGCATAATTCCAGCAGATACTCCAACGACATCAGCTAATCCTTCAACAGCAACACTTTACTTATCTAATGGCTCAATGAGAACGGATGGAAGTAATGCCATAAGTTATGGAAGTGGTGTTAGTAATGGTGATATAATGGGTTTTGCTTTAGATTTATCAAACCCAGCAAATGGTAAACTTTATGTATCTGTAAATGGAACTTATGAAAATAGTGGAAACCCTGTAACAGGAGCTAATCCTGCACCAGCAAATCCATTGATAGGAGACTTTAGAGTTATATATCAAGATGGTTCTAATGGATATACTCCAGTTTATATTTATAACTTTGGACAAAAAAGTTTTAACACAGCACCACCAACTGGATTTTCTGCTTTACAACAGGACAACCTACCAGAAACAGTTAAAGGCATAAGTGGATTAGTGTGGACAAAAAACCGAGATTCTACGGATAATCACATTTTGATGGATTCAAGTAGAGGTGCTGGTCAAAGACTTGAATCAACAGAAACTGGTGCACAAATATTAATAAACAATTCTTTAAATAAATTTTTAGCTGGTGGTCAGCAGATTGGTAGCTATGCTGATATGAATAGAAGTGGTAATTCTTTTGTAAGCTGGAACTGGGTAGCAAATGCAGGAACAACTGCAAGTAACACTGATGGTTCAGTTACATCTACTGTTCAAGCTAATACGACTGCTGGATTTAGTATCGTGCAATTTACTGCACCTAGTGCAGGTAATTTTACAACAGGTCATGGACTATCTTCAACACCTGAATGGGTTATAGTTCGTATGGTAAATGCTACATCTAATTGGGCAGTTTATCATAAATCTGTATATGATGCTTCTGGTAACCAATTTAGTGCAAGTTTAAATAGTAATGCTGCTTACTCTGATTTAGGGTCAGCTATTTGGGGTGCTGGTATGACTTCAAGCACATTAGGATTAACTTCAGATGGTGTTGTAACTGCTGGAGCAGTTTCACTAGCTTATGCTTGGCACTCTGTAGATGGCTTTAGTAAATTTGGAAAATACACTGGAAACGGAAGCACAAATGGTCCGTTTGGGTACACAGGATTTAGACCAGCTTGGTTTTTAGTAAAAAGAATTGATACAGCAAATGATTGGCAGTTATTTGATTCTGCAAGAAATCCATTTAATCCAGTAGACAGAAGACTTTATCCAAATTTAACTAATGTAGAGGCAGTTGGTAGTACATCAGATATTTTTGATTTTACAGCAAATGGATTTAAAGTTAGAGAAGATAATGCAGCTATTAATGCAAGTGGTGGAACATACATCTACATGGCATTTGCTGAACATCCATTTGTTGGAGATGGCACAAGTCCTGTAACTGCACGATAGGGTTGTATTTAAATAACTAATAGTTTATAATATTAATTAACACAATAACATAAGGAGAAATATAATGTGGGCAAAAGTAAAAGCTGACCAAGTTATTGAAATCTTCAGTGGTGCTAAAGCTATAACTGATAATAATGGTATTCAGCATCCTGCAAGTATATTTAGTAATTGGTCAAAAGCAGAATTAGCTAATATTGGTTTTTATCCAGTAACTCAGGCAACACCTGCTGATAATAGATTTTATAGAAATGGAGCTGCAAGTTATAGCTTTAGTAATGGAGTCGTTACTGAAACTATGAGTTCAACTGCACATGAAATAGCTGACGTTACAGTTACAGATGAAGATGGTAACGTAGTTAATGATAGTGAAGGTAATCCAACAATACAAACTGGTTTAATATCTCAATATAAAATGGATATTGATAAACTTGCTTATGATTTATTACAACCATCAGACTGGATGGTGGTAAGAGAAATGGAAACTGGGGTATCAGTACCAGATACATGGTCAACGTATAGAGCAGGTGTACGAACTAAAGCTGCAGAGATGAAAACTGCAGTATCTGCTGTAACTTCAGTAGGTGCATTAAAAGATTTACATGTAGTTTATACACAAGTAACTGCAGAAGATAATACTGTTTCAACAACAATAGCAAGTGGAATATTATATAATTTTGGTGAACCACCAACAGAATAGGGGAAAATTAAATGGCAACATTTACGTCAAGGATTAGACTTGAGAAGCAAGATAATGGAGCAAACTCAGGAACATGGGGTACTGTACTTAATCAAAACGTAATTGATTTGGTTGATGATGCAGTTGCAGGTTATACGATTGTTTCATGTAGTTCAGCAATAACATTATCATCTAATAATGGTTCTGCTGACCAATCTCGTAGTGCAATTCTTGAACTTCAAGGAACATTAACATCTAGTGTTGACATTACAATTCCATCAGTATCTAAAATTTATTTTGTAAAAAATAATACTTCAGGTTCACATGCAATTACATTAAAAACTGCAGCAACAACTGCAAAAACAACAGTTACTCAAGGTGGTACTGGTCCTTTTATTTGTGATGGTACTAATGTATTTACAGGTGCTGACACTACAGGTTTAGGTTTAGGTACAGCAGCTACATTAGACTTTGGTACTGGTGATGCAAATTTAATACCAGTATCAAGTGCAGATATAAGATATATACCCACTTCAACTTCTTCAACT